CCAAGTCTTCGACAGCCGGCGGAGGCGGGGATTCTTCTGCCGCCGGCTGAGCCGATTGCTGCATTTCTTCTTCGTCGACTGTGTCAGTGGCGACGAAGCCTTCACGCTCTGGCCTGTTCATTCAGTCCTCCAGTTGTCTTAGAGCGGTATCTCCTCACAGATTAAACCTTCCCAGCGCACTCGCAATTGACCGTCGCGAGTGTTCTCTTCGAATGCACCCTTACAGGTGGCACCGGAAAGAGCGTAGGAGATACCATTTGCCAGCTCCGCGACTACGGTGCTGTCGGTTTGATCCAAGAGCGCTTCCAGAGACAGCTCTGGCATCGCGCTCAGATCGCATTCTATATAGGGAACGCGCGGTAATTCTTGGTAGCCGTGTACGACGTCCTGACCTGCGATCATTGTTCGCTCTACGGGACTCGGGGACACAGTCAAGTTGCCACGCAACCGAAACTGCTCGCCGTCAACCATGATGAAGGCGATACCAGCAAATCTTTCTGCCATAGGAGTTACTCCATTTGAGGAAGTCTCGTCTCACGACGAGCGAAGAGAAGTGCCCCGCCTTGCGACGGGGCCAGTTGGGGGAGGAAGCCTTAGCCGACGCCAGGTCCGGCTATCGCACCACCCGGACCAGCGATGCCCGCGAGTCCCGTATAGCCGATAATCTCGACGTCAATTCCTCTATCGTACTGGAGGCGGAACTGCGCGAGTACGGCAAAGATTCGCAGTTGGTTTATCAAGTCGGGTGGATATAGAACGTTAAGCCGATTCGGGTTATTCGGGTCACGCTCTACAAGGAGGAACCGCTTGAAGTTTCGCGTATCCTCGACAAGGCCGTTCCATTCGTCTTGCCGATATTGCGCGACCAGCTCCGCCTTGACAATGCCGGGAGTGACAATCGCCTGCCCCGGCCCAAAGCGTGTCCCGTCATTTGCCAACTTATGTCTGGGGTACTTACTGGTGATCGCCTGACGTTGATTGCGCAGAACCTTCGCCAAGGTTGCGAGCGTAGTGACCAATTCATATGCGTCGTCACCTTGGCCATAAAGATTCAGCTGATATGTGGTTTGTTCCCTAGCGATTTGTGGCATCCCCGAACCAGGCCAGCACTTCTGGATGGCAAGTCCAGACGATGCCAGTGAGTTCAGTTCGATGAAGTTGAACCGATCGTGCAGCTTTGCTGGCAACGTGCCATTGAGCTGCAAAGTCTGCAGAGGTCGCGCAGGGTCGTTACTGAGCGCTCTCTGAGCTTTCGCCGTGTACGCGGCGCACATCTCGAACATCGTGGTAGGCGTTGGGTTCTCAAACGCCATGATCGAGATCACGCCACTGTTTCGCGTAAGCCCAAACGTGACGAGGTCCGAGTATGTGCCACGCCTGGCACTGAAGACATGGCCGAAGTGCTGGCGTTGCCATCCCCAGCGCCCAGTGTCAGAAAATCCCATTTCTTCTTCCCACGCCAACAGCGAGTTGCTATCGGTGTAAGGCACCGCGATGTACTCGAACTCCTGCTCGCCCATCGCCGAAATGAGATCGTCGAATTCCGGCACTCCTACACCACCAGTGAGAAAACCAGTGGCTGGGAGCTGCAAGACTAGCCCAGTAACAGGCCGCTCGCCGCCAATGTTTCCGAAGTACGACAGCTCGACGCGTATGTCATTGCCGTTGACACCGTCGAACGTGCAGGTCAGCGTCACATCTGAGCCCTGCGATGTCGCCACCACCGGCAAGAACGTAGTGCCGATAGTGTCGCCCATCTCCATGATCGCTTCGGCAATCGCCAGCGCAACCTCCGACGCCGTATCAGTGGAGCCGACGTTGACCGGCACATGATGACCGCCGATGTAGAGATGGACCGTCCCTGCTTCGCTTGGAGGCGTAGTGACAGTGATCGTTCCAGTCGCAGGAGCAGAGTTAGATTGCTGCACAACCGGCCCGCCCCAAACTTCGTTGGCGAAATTGTTTTTGAAGTAAGCTTGGAACATGAGAGCAAGCTCAGAGCCGATGCCGAACTTGTCGTTGGCCTGCGCCTGCGTACCGATCGCCACCGGCTGATTGGGAGTCCCTGTGCCAGCCTCAGGAACGATATTATCGGCCCAAGTCAGATTGAATGTCGAGCTATGCCCGGCACCACTGGTCGAGACTTGAGGGACAGGATTCGTCGGTGGGTCTATACCGATTGGAATGCTGCCGTTCTTAGTCACACTGACACCCGTAATCACTCCAGTCGCCACCGTGGTGACAGTGAGCTGCACACCATTGACGAGATCGATGGTGTCATTCGTCGCATAGCCAGTACCACCTGCAGCAACCACTGCAGCGCTCACTTGCTGTGTCGAGGCTAACATGCACCCGACCAGCAACGCCCGAAGATTGAGTGTCGGCAGACCCGCCATCGACGGATCAACTTCGACCCAGTACATCGGGACCTTAATGTTCGCAGGTATCTGAGCAAACGAGATAGGCATAGTACGTCTCCATGTTTGAGGCTGCGTTTCAGAGCAGGCTCTTGGGGATAGGAGACGTCCCATCGGATTGATGGGACATCCATCTCAGTGGGACTGGCGCGTCATCACGACGGGCCGAGCAGCCCTAGTCCCTAGCTGTCGGGCTGTTTGGTGATTTGTTAGTTAAGACGATTGCTGTGCCGGCGGCGTCGGCGGCGGCTCGCGACGTTGTGCATGCTGCTGACGCGACCGCTGACGATCACTGTGACGCTCTTGCTGTGCTTCTGCGCTTTCAAGCGAAACAGTTTTGTCGCGTAGCCTTCGCTTAGTAAACTGATCGAACGGCCATTCGACCGAACCTTCCTTCGGGAAGCGGACTCCCGTCACGCCATGCCGAATATCGCGACGAATATTCTCGTCGCGCGGCACTACGCGCACGCGCTTGACGGCGCGCCCCTCAGCTATCTTCTTCAACCTCTCCTGCCGGCGCTTCGCCCGCACCGCTCGCGGGTCCTCCTGTTGCTGGTGATTTGCCATTGCTGCCTCCTTCTTTTGGCTGGGCAAACGCATAGACCGATGTGATCTTCTGAATTGCGTCGTGCTCCGCCTCTGTCCCATCAGGCGGGAACACAGTCTTGACCGTGATCATGTCGAGGTTCGCAAACTCAGTCGGAGCGAACCAGCTGTTGAAGCCTAGCTGGATGTTCAGATGGAGAATCCCAACGGGTATCTCGTTGCGCGAAGTCAGCTTCTTGTCCTTGGTTACACCGAAAGCGCCTTCGAGTCGGAAGTTGTCCGGCATCAGAGTCCAAATACGGTTAGTGAACGTGTCGTCGCGGAATAGCCGGTTCATAATGAACCAGTACGCTTGATCAAGCCGCGCCAGACACACATCTGGATCGTTATCTTGCACGACCACTTGAATGCCGAAATTTGTTTTGTGAGCAAAACCAATCGGCCCCATGTTTATAGGGCCGTCAGACGTCATGACTTCCTTGCCCTCGATCACTCCAAGAAAAGGAATTTGAAAACCAGATTCAATTGGCAGCGTCTGAGTGAGACGCTTAGCGACGTAGCCTGCAAAGAACGTTGACGTTGAGAGCCGCGTATAGATCGCGTTGTGAACAACAAAGGCATAGCTGTGAAAATCAGTGATGCCGCCAGTGCCTGTCCAGCTAAACCCATCAGGCGGCCACGGCACGTTGCCAGGCGTCGACGCAGGTTCTTGATAGGGATAGGGCGTGTAAGTCATGACGCAGCCGGTACGATCTTGCGCACAGAGAGCGTGACCTCACCGCCGCCGTTCCACGCTGCGTCGGTGACCTCATAGAGCCCGACCATGTCGGTGATACCTTCGTACTCTGGAACATCGATCTGATCGCCTTGCTTCGGCGTCACCGCAAACTCGCGCTCGCGGATATCGATGATCGTTTCCTGATCTGATAGCAACGCCAGGCCGGCAGCAGTTTCCACCATCGTCGAACGGGTGTTGATGATCCCGCGCAGCGTGTAAGCGGCATCGCCTGGCGACGACACCAGCGGCGCAAACGTCATCGGCCGGCTGAACGTATCCTGGCACGGCAGATAGACCATCAAAGAGAAGTCGATCGCCATCAGATCACGGAGTCCCCGTCCTATCAGTGCGCGACCATGACAGCCGCTCGCCGAGGAGATCGCCCATCCGCTCGATCAATCGATTGAGCAGCGCCTCACGCAGGATCGGCCGCTTACCTACACTTCGAGATAAAGTCGGCGTCGACAGCGGACGCGCCGCCGCCGCCCGTCGTGAAGCCTGACGCCGCATCGCGACTATGTGCCCGCGCTGGTGGGTTTGATCGTATGTGCGCGAGCGCGGCCAGATCAGTGTGAACCAGGAGACGTATTCCTGATCACTATCGATGTTCGGATATTTGCGGTGCATATCCTCGACCTGCCAATCAACCAGCTCGTCGTGGATATCGGTGTGGGCGAACTCCCGAATGTTCTCCTGCATATTGCTAAGCGTAACCATCGCGTCGACCGCATCGAACGTGACGAAGATGTGACCTTCTTCCGCCACGACATCACACTTCGAAGCGCATGTAATGCGTGAGAAGACTCTCCACTGCTTGCATCGTCGGCGACTTCATCCCCACTGCCCTGATCAGCAAAGCATTTGGATCGAAGAAGCTCACACGGGCTTCTTTATGAGAAATTTGTCGAATGCCTGCAGTCTGCGCTTGCTGCATACGAATCTTCTCTTCGCGTATAAGCGCAATCACTGCATGCTTGAGCGGCTTCGGGCATTCGTCCGGCAACTTGTAGCCGCCACTGTAATGCACAACGACAGGGTGGTTCCAGCAAACTGCCTGCGCACCGCCAACGCTGATGTTGGAAATTTTGCCTGAGGCCTCCTCGACCTCATAATCACCAACAGCCAAATCAAGCAGTGGCGCTGTCGACACATAGCGCGGCGACACACGAGCATCACCAAGACGCAACTGACGCGTATACGGAGTCACAAGCAACTGATCACCGACTGTGACGCTAAGGATGTCCTCTTCTTTCACTGGCCAGTGCGAGAGAAACAGCCGGCCATTCATCGTCTCACGCCACGTCTCCTGGACTTCTTCGTAACCAATCGTCACAGTCGGATGACGGTTAAGTCGCTCAGCAATCTCTTCAGAAAAGAGCGTGATCATCCACTCCAGCGACGCATCTTGCGAGGTGTCAGTCAGCGGAATGCCTAGACCTAGCTTCGCCTCATCGAGCGTGAGCAGATCGGTCTCAGTCGCCGGGGTGAGGATTTTAATTGTGCGATCAGCCATGCCGCACTCCCTCGAAGAAACCGCGCAGCTCCAGCGCGGGCCCGCGCGTGCCATCCGTCATCAGCGGCACAATGCTGAAACCAGCTCGATCGACATCCCATGCTTTGATCGTAGGCGCATCCTTGCCGGCCTCACCGCGAGGGCCTCGATCGCCGCGCTCGCCCTGCGGGCCTTGCGGGCCCTGCGCGCCGTCTTTGCCGCCTCGACCAGGCTTGGCCAGCGACTGCCAATCCTCACCGGGGCACACACCTGGTTGATCCTTGCGGGCGATGTAACTGCCGCCATTGAGCACGACGATGTCGAGGGCTCGATACTCCCCTTCAGCGTGCCAGATGCCGCGCACTTGCGGCGAGCTGCCATCGACGCCACGGAACGCCAGGCCGATCCAGTCAGCATGCGGGGGTGACTGCCCAGTATCGCGCAGCGCCTGCCAGAGCGAGCCTTGATGCACGACGACGTCGGCCTCGTAGAACACCGTGGCCTCTGCCCAGGCTTTCACGATCGGCAATTTGCCGGCTGGTCCTTCTGCTCCGCGCTCGCCTTGTGGGCCTTGCGGTCCCGCTTCGCCGCGCGGGCCAGCCTCACCAACTCCGCTATCGCCTTTCTCGCCCTGGAGCCCTTTCTCACCAGCGGGTCCTTGCTCTCCACGCTCTCCGACGTCGCCTTTGTCACCGCGCTCACCCTTTTCCGCCGGGGGCAATTTCTTGACCGCTTTGTCGACGACATCATCGATGTAGTGCATCGCATGATGCTCAAGCTTATCGAGCATCGCTGTTTCGATTACTTGCGCGACACTTTCGGGAGTGGGGCTCTCACCAGGATCGCCCTTCTCACCCTTCTCACCCGGAGCGCCGTCTTTGCCTGCAGGACCTTGCGGGCCAGGCTCACCGACAGGGCCCGGCTTTCCTGTAGGCCCGATGTCGCCCTTCTCACCTTGCGGCCCATGATGATCGAAGCGCACTTCCTTGACGACGGTGTCGCCCTTGTCGCCCTTCAGTCCTTGATCGCCTTTGGGCCCTTGAGGCCCGGCACGACCGTCAATTCCATCGCGGCCATCATTGCCGCGGTCACCCTTGAGCCCCTGTGGGCCGCGCTCGCCAGGACGGCCGGCGCGACCCTCAGGGCCCATTATCGTGAGGCCGTCTTTGCCTGCTAAACCTTGCGGGCCTTGTTCCCCACGCGCGCCCGTTTCACCGCGGTCTCCTTTTTCGCCGCGGTCACCTTGCTTACCCTCTTTCCCTTCTTTCCCTTCGACGCCATAGCCAGTGTCTCCCTTTGGGCCTTGTAGGCCGATGCCAACGGGGCCTGCAGGGCCCCGCTCACCGCGCTCACCGCGGTCTCCTTTGGAGCCAGGCGCACCATCGCGCACTGACGCCAATGCTTGCAGCATCGTTTTCTCGAGTTCTGAGAAATCACGATGCAGCAAATTTTTGCATTGCCCCTCTAGCTCAACGATGCGCGTGTTCAGCGCGGAGATTGTCTCCGCCGCTTTCGTCTGCACATCGGCAACAGCTTGAGCTGCTTGCGTTTCAATCTTGGAGATAGTCTGCGCTGCTTGCGCTGCGGCCAGCTCACGGTCGCGCGCCCAGCCCGCACGCTCCTCCGTGCGCACTGCATCCCATCGCCGCTCTGCAGCTGCGAGCGTTTCAGCTAACGCCTCGTGCCATGCATCAAGGGTAACGTCGGTTGATGCGGGCGGCGTTGCTAAGAATTCGCTGTGATTCTCGTTTGGTTGCCCGTTTAAGGTCGTCATCAGATTTCTCTGTCGGTAGCTTTGGAGGAAGCTTATCGGCGGCTGGCGGCTTTGAGTCGATCGCGCCTGCCGGCGGCTGGCCACCAGCTGCGGGGGAGGGTGGAGGGTGAGGACCAGTGCCGGCACCAGGTTGAATGAACTCAGCTGCCGACAATGGGACCACTTGCTGCTGCAGACGCGGCTCATCACCGTGCGCGACGTCGTCTAGTCCCTCTTTATTGCGTGCTTCGTTCGGTGCGTAGATGCCGCCGAGGACACCCTCTTTGAGCGCCTCGATGCGATCCTTCCATGCCGAGCGCAACAGAGCTTCAGTGGAAAGCTCTGTATATTCATCGTCTCCACCCTTCAGCGCGAAGAGGCCATCGAATGCTTGCTCGACGTGATTAAGGGCAAAGCCCAGCCCCGTCGCAATCCAGAACTGCATAAGCGCTTCGGTCGATCCAAACGTTGCACCTCCAAGACCCAACACAGCCAGAGGGACACGAAAGACAAGCGCGATATTCTCTTTGGAAAACTTGAGCATCTCGGCAATTTGCGCATCGCGACCACCAACCACCCAAGGAGTAACCTTGAGACCGTGCGTCAAAATGGGTGTCTTACCCTGATTAATTCCTTTTGACTGCTCATCCCAACGATCGCGCAGCGCCTGCACTTGATCCTTATCCAAGTCCATATCCGTCTGCAGCGTCGCCGACGGTCGTGCCTGGTTGAGATAAAATTGTATCTGCTGAGCTGCAACAGCGTCGGTGACTTGCATGTCCGCCAATGCGGCGAGCAGCGGCGTCTGCCCCCACAGAGGGAAGGGGTAGCGGCGGTCTGCGTGCAGTCGAATGTGCAGCACGTCGCGTTGCGGTACGATGAGCGGATAATCTTTGTCGTAGACAATCTGCCGTTCGATGACGGCGTTACCAGCAAGTCGGTAAAACACTTCGCCTGACTGCGCCACGAGCGGCTTGCACAGCCGGCCGTCCATCAAGTGCAACTCGCTTACTTCGAAGCGATCGTTGCGCAACGCCAATGCATACGCGTTACCCTCTGCGTATAACTGCCGCACTGCATTGAGCAGGAAGTCGCTGATCGATTGATATTCGTTGGGCTTGCGCAGAATGCGCGACAGCGCCGACGTCTTTATTTGATCGCGCCCGCCTTTGTCGTTGCTTTTCCAGTGCCCGCCTTGGCACATCGCGATCGTTTGCGAGTATGCACTCACGCACGCTTCGACCATCGCCGAGCGTGTGCCGAGCGGCAGCGGGTCCATACCCATCTGCCAGAAATTGATCGGCACGCCATCGGGTAGCCAGCCGCCAGAGATTGGTAGCGTGTAGGGCCCAGGACGGACTTCGCCCTCGACTGCGCGCGTAACCATCCGCAGCCCACGTGCGATAAGCGCGCGCGCACCCATGCCCGATACCTTGAAAAAGGAGGCTGGTCAGGCCAGTGTCGACCAGCCCCAGTTCCCGCCGTAGTTAGCTCGATTGCTGCGGAGGACGATGCTGCGGTGGTGCCGCCGGCTTTGCCTGCCGCGTCTGATAACCGCCGCCAGTGTGGCTAGTCATATGACGCGTCGACACGTCACCAGGATCGGGCTCACCGCCATCGGCCTCATGTTGCGAGATGTGCTCGCCGAGAGCTGCTCGATCGTTCTCCTCTTGCGTCGGAGTCGGTCGCCCCTGAGTTCGCTTGGC